TTGCAGATCTAAATAAAGTAAGTTTTGAAATACAAAATAAATTTAGTGGTAATGGAACTATTCCATATATAGCAAATATAGTAAATGTAACTACATCAGGTTTTACAGTAAAAACTTTTAGAGTAGATACAGGTGCAGCAGTAGACGGTGTATTAGAAAACACACCATTAGAAATTAAAATATACCCTTAAATTAAAGAGATGAGTGATAAAAAACCTAAAAAGAAATTTAAAAATACCAAGGTAGGACAGTTCCTTACAGAGAAGGTTCCTAGTATACTTGGTATTGCAGGAGAGTTACTTCCAGATGCAGGTGTTTTAGGCATGGTTAAATCTTTAATAGAAAAGGAACCAGCTTTATCACCGGTAGATAAAGAGCATGCATTGAAACTACTTGAACAAGATATGGTTGAAATGCAAGAGGTAAGCAAGCGTTGGGAAGCAGATATGACTTCTGATTCTTGGCTTAGTAAAAATACAAGGCCTATGACTTTGATATTTTTAACTATATCAATGGTAATATTTATGTTATTGGACAGCTCTGATATTGACTTTAAAGTAGATTCAATCTGGGTTGATTTGTTAAAATCATTACTAATAACAGTTTATGTAGCATACTTTGGTTCAAGGGGTGCTGAGAAATTTAAGTCAATAAGCAATAAAAATTAATAATTAAAAATAAAAATTATGCCAAATAATATGAAAAATGCTGGAATGTCTTACAAGGTAGGAGGAGCCAGAAAAAAGAAAGACTCTTATGGAGATGGTGGTATGGATTATTCATACCAAAATATGTTTGCTAAAATGGGTGGTGCTATGGGTACTAAGGATGTAATGGATGTTATCCAAGGATCAAGTGCTATGCAAATGAAAAGAGGTGGTGGTACCAAAAAAGGTATGGTTAGAAAAACTGCACGTAGAGCATATAAAAAATAAGATATGAGTAATAGTAAACAACAATGTCAATGTGGTAACACTCAAAATCCTGATGGGCTTTGTGATGGATCTCACTTGATTAAAAAATAAACAATTATGGCAAAGAAAATATCATTCCCAATGGGAGATGGAAAGGTAGAGAATGGGTATTATGACCCAACTTCTATACCATCAAAAATTCAAGCAAAAAAGAATGCAACTGCTACAGCAACTAGAATGAGACTAGCTGCACAAGGAGTTGAGATTAAACGTATGTCTACTAGAGCATCTGAACCAGTTCAATCAGAAGCTTTTAAAAATGGATATAGAAACGGTAAAAAATAAATTACTATGGCAACATTAACAGCACAACAAATAAGTCAAGCAGGTATAGTACCTGTAACAGTAACTCCTGAATCAACAGGTGATAAACTTGCAAATACTGGAAAGCAGTTTTTTCATATTGAAAATGCTAGTGGTTCATCAGTAACAGCTACAGTTGTTCCTGTAGTTACTACTGTTGTAGATCCTTTGTTAGGAGTACTTGCAAAAGAAAATGCTGTTTTAACATTATCTGCGGGTGAAGAAGGATTTTTAGGACCTTTTGAAGTTGATGCTTTTAATGATGTTGATGGTAATATAACAATAACATGTTCAGCAACAGCTAGTATTAAACTATCTGCTCTGTACTTATAAATAGAAAACAATGGGCTCATTATTACAAGATGTAATTGGATTATTTTCCAAGAAAAAATATGCACCAAAACCATATGATGTAAATACAGATGGTAAGGAGGATTACTTAGTTCTATCTACTAAACAAGATAGTTCTTTAAATGTTATGGCGTATCTGCCTAAGTTAGATCAAGAGTTAATCTCTATATTTGATCTAGCTACAGCAATCAATGGTGCAGGAAATACCACTTATGACTTTGCTAATGTTGACCTAGGTGGTAAAACAAATCTTAATCTAACTGGTTCAGATGGAACAGTAGATACAGTAAGTCTTGTAGGAGGTACAGGCGTTACAATTGCAAGTACAGGTTCTGATGTAGATATCAGTGTAACTCCAGGAACTTATGTAGAGTGTACTGGAACTAATTCATCTTACACTATTCCTCTATGGAATTCTGATGGGTCATGTAGTCTTATAGATAGTGCTATTGTCTTTGATGGTAACAACACGTATACTTTAGATGCTAGTAGAAAACTAAAGGTTAGTTGGTTAGAAATGTCAACAACACCAGCAGTTATAGGTACATCTAATGGTACTGGATCTGTTGGTCAGGTTCTTACAGTAGGTGCTGGTAATACTTTAGAATGGACAACAAATGGTACTGGCTCAATGTCTTCATGGATTTTATCTGCTGATAATGGTACAACATCAGTAATCCAAGATGGAAATACAGCAACTATTGCTGGTGGTACTAAAATAAGTACATCAGATGACACATTGGGTACAGTAACTGTAACTCATGATAATACAGCTAGAACAAATACTACTTCTTCTGTAACTCCTGGGCCTGGTGTTCAGTTTTCTGTTATAGATACTATAGTATCAGATGCAACAGGTCATATTACAGATGTTAATACTAAGAATGTAACAATGCCTACTATAACAGGCGTTACTAGTGTAGGTACTGATACTCCAGATACAATATCTATTGGGGGAACAGCAGAAGACCCAACTGTAAACACTATTACAGGAGCAGTTGGTGATAATAATACTTGGTTAGTAACAGGAGACGCTGTATATGAATATATAACTAATCTTGGTCTTGTAGAAAGTGTAACTGGTGGTGTTGGTATTAACTTGACAGGAACAGCAGCAGATCCAATAGTCAATATAGACTATGCGGGTGTAGATAATGCAATTATAGTTGCACCTACTGAAGTAATTACAGATAATGATTACTTATGGTTTAGTGATGCATCAGATAATAATATAAAGAAAGTTAAAGTTGCTGATCTACCGGATAATGCTTCTGGTGTTCAGCAAATTATAGCAGGAACAAACATAAATATTACTCCAATAAATGGACAAGGTATAGTTACAATTAATTCAACTGATCAATTTACAGGAACAGTTACATCAGTAGCTACATCTAATGGTGTATTTGTAGATGTATCAGGTGGAACAATAACTTCAGCAGGAACTATAACAGCAGAGTTATCTGCTACAGGTACTCCTGACTCAACTAAATATTTAAGAGGTGATAATACTTGGGCAACTATCCCGGCAGATAATAACACAACATATAATTTATCTTCTACACAGAATTTATCTGATATAGATATTACATTAAATGGTTCAGATGGTACATCAGATATAGTATCAGTAATAGCCGGTACTGGTATAGTATTAACAAGTGTTGGAAGTAATTTTAGAATTGATGGTAATATAGGATCAGTAACAAGTGTTTCATCTACAACAGCAGGAGATGCTTTAGATGTATTAGTTGCAAATCCAACAAGTACTCCTGCTCTAGGTTTTACATGGGCGGGTGATGCTACACAATATGTAAACGGTGCAGGTAATTTAGCTTTATTAAGCTCAATACCAACCAATCTAACATTAACTACAACAGGAACTAGTGGTGCTGCTACTTTAGTTGGTAATACTTTAAACGTTCCTCAATATGCTTCAGGAGCAGTTAGTATACTAGACAATGGTACATCATTAACAGCTGCAGTTCAATCAATTGATTTTGTAGGAGCAGGTGTTACATTAACAGAACCAACTCCAGATAATATAGTTGTTACAATACCAGATACAATTTATACAAATGACCCTGGTATTACAGTTGACAATACAACTAATACGATAGGACTAGATTACTCAGGAACAGATAACTATATATATTTAAACAACCTTAAAGCCCCAGAAGCAACATCATTAATGAACTGGTCAGAAGGATCAGGTGCTACACCTGTTGTATTTAATACTACAATAGCTGACATTGTTAATATTGGTTCATCAGGTTGGGATTTAACTGGTGATTTAGGAACTGCTAAAAATATTGGTAATGGTGATACTGCTCTTATACAAGGTGGTGTTGCACTTACCTCATCAACTAGTGGAACTAATGTTTTAACATTAGACTTAGACAACACAGCAGTTACTGCAGGCTCATATACCAATGCAGATATAACCGTAGATGCACAAGGTAGAATAACAGCAGCAGTAAATGGCACAGGAGGAGGTGGATCAATGTCAAGCTTCTTTATAACAGATGGTGTTACGACTGAAGAAATTCTAGATGCCAATACTGTAACTTTTTCTGCAGCAACAGGTATAACTGGAGCAGGTTTAACAGTTGATGTTAGTGCAACAGACACTGTCACTATAGGTGTTGATACAGTAGGTGCTGACAATCTAATTATGGCTAGACCTACTCTTGCGGGTATTGCTAGTTTAGATTACTTTATGTTTAGTGATACTAACGGGGGTGATCAACTTTATAAGCAACAGTTTTATTTGATGCCAGGATACTATGCAGGTTTCTGGACAAGAGGAGATAATTTAGTTACAGGTAGTGGTCTTGCTTCTCCAACAGATTTTGAATTAAATATTCAAGGAGGAACAGGTATTACAACTGATGCTACTACTGCAGGCTCAGCTCCGGTTATTAATACAGTAGATATAAGTTTAGATAACACTGGTGTAACTGCTGGATCTTATACTAATGCAGACATTACAGTAAATGCTCAAGGTCAAATCACTCTAGCAGCTAACGGAACTGGTGGAGGTGGTATGACATCATGGACAGTACAAGCTGATGGTGGTACAGATCAGGTTATAACAAATGGAGATACGTTAAACCTAATAGGGACAGCTCCTATTAGCACTTTTGCACAAGCTACAGATGAAGTTGTATTTACACATGATACATCAGGTGTTATAGCAGGAACTTATGTTAATGCCAACATTACTGTAGATACTATGGGGCATATTACTTCCGCTTCTGCTGGTACTGGTGGTGGAGTTACTGCTGTTAACTTACTATTAGGATCAAGTTCAGGTACTCCTTTAGATGCATCTATTAATAGTAATACTTTAACCCTTACATCAAATGTATTTACTGGAGGAACTAATGTAGGACATGTACCATCATATGGTTCTGATCCAGGAAATCAGAAGTTTTATTTAGATGCAACAGGTGCTTGGTCTGAGCCAAGTAATGCAGGTATTATTGCAGGTTGCGGAATTAATAAGAATGGTAGTACATTAAGTGTAGAATATGGACCTTTAGCAACAAACGTAATTAACTGTGCTGCAAATGGTATTAAAGAAAATGTAGATCTTGAGAAAGATACAATAATATATAATGATGTAGACTCAGGAGGTTTAGGAATTGATGAAGTAAAAGAATTAGTAATTGCTGATTTACTAGATAGAATGGTATCTAGAAGTACTTTTGCTCAGGCAGCAGCATGGTGTTCTTTTGATACTGGTGCAAGCATATTTACAAATTCAGGCAGATCAGGAATAGGTACATTAACAGTAACTAGTAATGGTACAGCATCATCTACTTTAAGTTGGACAACTCCATTAACAGGAACAAATTATTTAGTATGTTTAACAACTGAAAGTTCAACTACTGCTTTTCATACATATTGTAGATTAAAGACTACAACTAGTTGTATAATTGGATCAAATAATATTACTAATCCAGCTCAACCAGCTGCTACTTTAGTTAACGTTGTAATTTATGATGTTGGATTAAATACTATATAATAAAACTAAAATAAAAAGAAATGAGTGTTTATATACAAGAGGTCTTAGGGCTACTAAAAAGAAATAAAAAGAAGACAAAGTTAGACAAACAAAGAGATCACTTTGAGTTTGGTAAACTTTATCAAAATAGCTCTCTAAATACAGGTGCAGCTTATAATCCTAAGATGGAACCTTTTGTTGTCAAGTTTGGTGACTTAGTTTGTGAAGTTACAGATAACTTAACTAGAACTCAACCAGGCTCTGGTAATTTAGGAGTTGTTCCCGTATATACAACACCAGAAGGTTCATGTGCATGGGATACATTAATGGATTCTATTATAACACAAAATGCACTAGGTGATACTATCAATATTGCAGGTAACTTATATGTACAAGGTACTATAACAACTCCAACATTAACAGAAGACCGTGTTGTTATTGTAGGACCAGGAGGAGTACTAGAAGATGATGCTAATTTAACAATGGATGGTACAACATTTACAGCTAATGTAGATGTAGTACATGGAACTGATGTACCAGCAGGTACTCCAGCTCAAACAACAAGAATAAACTCTAATCTTAAACTAGAAGGGCCTGTATATGATTCACTTGGAGTATTAGGTGGATTAAATAAAGTTCTTGTTGGTTTAGCAGATGGTAGAGTAAAGTGGCAAGATGATGATGTAGTTGAAGCATTAACATATGGTTCACTATGGCAAGGAGATCCTACTAACTATAAAGTAGAATTGCCTATTGGAACAGTAGATCAGATCTTAATATCTGATGGTACTACTTTTGCATGGCAAGATAATCCTGCTGCAATTGTAGGTGACGTTTGTAATGTATATAGAATTCCATTATGGACCCCAGATGCACAGACTTTAGGTTGTTCTTTACTTATTCAAGATGGAGACAATTCTACTGGGGCCTCTAAAGTTACTAATGATGGTCAACTACAACAAGTAAAAAAAGTATTTTTAGATGAAGTAGTACAGGATGATACTCTTACAGAAGTATTAGTAAGAGATACAGGTGCTTCTAATGAAGTTAAGTTTAGAGATGTAGCTACAATTGTTCCTCCTGTAGGATTTGATACACTTGTTATGAGTGAAGTCAATGACTGGACACAAACATATCTTAATGCATATGTACCTCTTGATGATACAACTGTACCATATATGCGTATAGGTGGTATGACAACTTTAACAGATGGTCAAGAAGGTCATGTAATTGCAAAGAATGTAAAGAGCGGTGCTCTTTTATCACAAGATGCTATTAGATTTCCAGATGGTTGGGGAGTTCCAGGTGAACTATGGGACAATCAAGTATCATGGTTAACAGGTGCTAATGGTATGAATGGATATAAAGATACAGATACACTGTTATTTGGTGAGACACTTAAATTTAAATATATAAACTACCAAGCACCCGGTCAAGCAAATAATATTTTATTTTGGGATGCTTGTTGTAAACTTTATTCATCTAATGAATGTCCTGTAGGAACAAACCAAACACTTACAACAGATGAAAATGTAGCTATATCAAGTCAAACTGTAGTTGTTGATGATGGATATGGAGGGTATGGTCTTACTTATGCATTACAAACTAATGTTAGTAATGGTACATTAAATTTCAATACAGTTACTGGTCAATATACATATACTCCAGCTAATAATTATTTTGGTACAGATCAATTTACTTATACAGCAACTGATGGATATTGTATAACAGACCCTATTACTGTAACAATTATTGTTAATGCGGTAGCTGAACCACCTATATGGACTAGCTCATGCCCTGATACAAGCAGTCTTTTGGCAGGAGATGTTTATACATATAATTATACAGTAAGTGATCCAGATCACGCATGTAATCAACTCAGTGTAAGTTTTACTTTAACAGATAATGCTACTGGTAATCCAGCTACATGGTTAACTAATACATATAATAATGACTGTACTGGTACTATAACAGGAACTTACCCTGCAACAGGTGGCGTATTCACATTGGCGTTGACAGTAACAGATCCTGATACTCCTGCTAACTCTTCAGGTCAAATTTGTAATATAGCAGGTCTTGTTCCAGATAAGGATACATTCTTTAACTTTTGGTTTGATGTTTCAGGTTCAATGGATGGGATTGTTAATAAGATAGCACAGAATTCAAGTTTATCAAAAGTATATGCTCAAGCAAATGATCCAACTTCTTCCCCAGGCATCCCTTCAGGAACAGGTGCAGGAACAAGTACTCTTCAAATGTGTAACAGAAGAGGTGGTCTAAGAAGAGTTGACGTTATAGAAAATTCTCCTACTGGTTGGAATGCTTCTAGTACAGATGGAAATGCTTCATGGTGGTGTGTAAGAGCAGGGATGAGTGTAACAAATCCTTCAGCCCCAGGTCAAATTCCGGCAGGAACATTTGTTGCAGCTACAAACTTTAGTAACGTAAAAGGGCAAATGACATTAGAAGATATCAATGGAAACCCTGTAATTCATAATGTATCTAACTCTTCAGAGTTGTTATTTGAGTTAACTTCTACAATGATAGCTGCTGATTATGCTGATATAAATAATTTTAGATATACATTCCAAGACTTTTATGCTACAGGTCAAACATATGCTCAAGAAACAGCAGCTGGTGTACCTCATAATCCAGCAACAAATGGTGAAGACGGTTATTCTTCACACGTGATTATGAGTTTTGATGCAACTGAACGCCCTATAAGTGGTTTAGCAAACAGGGGTGTAGGTCAAGCAGGAAATGGTGCTTTAGATGTAGGACCAGTTGCAGATACTTCTTTAGCAAATGCAGATTGGTTCTTTGATGCCACTCAAATTTTTATGTTTGCAATTTATGATGAGTCTTCTGTTGGTAGTAATAAATATTTCCCTACAAGTGGAGTATCTTGGACTGATAGAAATGTAAGTGTAAATAATGCCGTTACGGCAGATACACAGGAAGTTGTTGATACATTTAATAACACAGCTAACTCTGTAACTTTAAGAGGTATTTGTATGAATATGGAACCTAATGGTGGGCCAGCATTGACATCTATATGGGGTTATGATGGTGCATTTACTGTGGGACTTAACACTCCTATTCCTAGCTCTGACCCCCAAAATGTTTTTGCTGCAATACCTGCAAGTGCTTATACAGGAACATCTCTAAATACCTTATATAATACTTACGCAGCAGGTGGAAACCAAGCAATAAGAAGTTATCCAACTACAGCTGTAGGATTTACACATAATAATGGTGGTAACGGTACCTATCCTGGTGTAGTAAGTAACAGTGCTGCTAACACAGGTCAATATTATTTTAATACTTTTAAAGCAGCATTATTAGATCACGGATTAATACTATAATGATAATAAGAGATCTTCCATATAATGATAAAGGACTGGACTGGGTTGTAGATCAGTATAATAGAAATAGAGATTTTAAAGATCATATAACAATAGATGATCTTGTATCAGCTGAAAAATTAGCTGATGAGATTTCTTTTAGATTGATGGCAACAAAGAAACATCCTGATTACGAATGGTTAAATCAAAAATTAATAGAATATGTCAAAGCAAATAACAAATAAAGCAACTAACCCAATGAGCCCACACAGCCCTAAAGTAAAGGCTGGTGGCTCAGTAGTAGTTGATAAGTCAACAGGTAACGGAGGTTTTGCAACTGGTGGTCCAACTAGTACAAGTAATATGTACGGTATATTATCAGGTAACTTTGAGAGTAAAGACTAAGAAGGCCAGATTATTACTAAATCATCTTTCATTTTCTAGTTCTTTTTCTAAACACGCAAGAGCACGCCATGCTACTTTTGCAGTATGACGAATGCCATCATCATCTATAGTACCTGCATCAATCAGATGCCTGGCTAATGCATCATAGTCATCAGTAGACTTATTACGATCCCAATGTAATGGTTTATCAGGATGATGCTGTTTGTTCCCTTGTAATGATACACGAGCTATTTCCATAATAGCTTTAGGAAAATATTTTAATACGCCAGTAAAGACTGGTCTTTCTTTTCTTTCTTCTGCTTTCATTTATCTTTATTTTTACGGTAATCAAGTATAAATCCAATTAGGACGAGCATGTTCAACCCTAGACTTGCTATAATTTCATGCATATCTTTATAAACATTTACGCTTAGATGTATATGTCCAACGATCCAAAACGGTATTGCCATTTGCTGACTATACCATATTAATGCAAATTCTAAAAACTTTTTCATGCTAACCAATCTCTTATATCTTCACTACTAGAACTCTTTATAGTTATGAATATAACCATAACTTCACCCCAATAATCTATGAGCAAATCATGTTTCATGTTTTCACAGAAGTACTGCAACTGTAGGATATGTATATGCCCATCAATAGGGCCCAGCCTTTCATATATGCTGTTTGCTCTTTGTTCTGCTTCTGTCATCAAAGTATCTTTCCAATTCATATATTAAATAGGTGAGGAGGCCCATACAAAGGTTAAAAACATTTAATAATTATTAATTGGCATACGCCTCTTTGTACGGTTGGTTTTGCCTCCCTTATTTATTCACCCAATTTTTTATTAAAGATTAAATATCCAATGGCTATGGTAAGTATTATAATAGTTACTGTTTGCCAAGGACTCATAATCTACCCATATACATTTCATGAATCAGTCTCTTGCTTGTGATATCTTCATCAATGACTATATCAACTGCGTCTTCCATTGTTATATCTATTAACTGTGGATCTGTATTTAACTCTACACCATTATACAAATTCTTGTTAATCAATTCCACTGTAATAAAATCATGAAAGTTCTGTTGATCATTTAACCAGTCCCGTGGGTGTGCTTTCTTTAATGCATGCGTTACATGATTATAAAAGGCCCATGCACTGTAATTACTCTGACCATAATCAAAAGATGGTTTGTCCATCTCTTTCTTAATCATAGATGTTTGCTGTGTGTCAAGAAGATCCTCATCAATAAACAATCTTCCTACTAGCTCTGACTGTTCTTTACAAGTAATATTTATAGATTTAAGATATTCTTTATCAGCAATCAACCTTTTATAATACTTCTCAGCATTCTTTATTTGGTCTGACATATGAATCTTAGTATCCATATTGGCTGTACCAGTATGTTTTCTATTATAATTCATCATATCACCTGCAACCATGCCGTTACCACATACTTTTACATATGCACCAACACTACATTGAAATCTAGTACTCTTGTCATAAGAGTTTGTCCAGGCAAACATCATACCCAGCTCTTCTTCCTGCATTGCAGTATCATCCGGGTTTGTTGGCCTTAAATAATAGATCCCCTGTGCTACATTAGCATTCATATTAGATCTATATACTTCATTAATTATAGAGAATCCACTTGTTTTAAGTAGATTCTTTGCGTTATCTATCACTTCTTTGTGTGATATAACTGTATAAGATTTACCGTGTACTGGTAAAGGTTCATTTTCTAGATATGCTCTAGTAACTTCTTTTGGTTTTGTGTATCCCATATTGTAAACTTATTTAGTGTAAATATACTAAATTAATCTGACTCAGCAAATTAAAATATGTATCTTATTGTTTCTAAAGGAAAATATTTTTGATATATTTTCTTAAATTCATGTAACAATCTACCTTTATGCTCTAAAGGATATCTCATTACACCCGTTTGATTCTTAACTTCACTTGAGCGTCTCATCAACTCTTTTGCTTCTGGTGAAGCCTTGGCCATTTGATGCTTATGATTAGTTAATGCTATTACTTCACACTTATTTATGCCTGCATATGCATTTACTTCAGAAAACAAATCATTGTACTCTTCTTTCCAACCTGGATAAAAGATAAGAGGGCTATAATTTAAATGTACTTCCCAGCCCAATTTCTTGAGTCTATTAACATCAGTTATACGGCTCTCTATTGCCTGCATCTTAGGTTCTAATATATTAGAATACTTCTGAGGCATAAGACTAACACGGACCCTTGGTGGTTTATTAAAATGATTTACATCTAACTTCAATAAACCTGGATACTTTGTAGCCATAGTAGTATTAAGCTGCGGGTGATCATCATAACGTTTAAGATAATCAATCAACGGTTCTGGCATATGTTTCTGCATCATAACTAAATCTGAGTTACACGCTACATCTACCATAGTATATATAGGGTCTTGCTGATCAGGATTCTTAAAGTAACCTTTTTCCCATTCAACAACAGACTGAAATATTTCATCAACATTTTCATTGACAAAGACTCTTTTACCATTATACCTTGACATATAACAATAAGTGTCTACACAGCCTCCAAAACACCCGTAGATTACATTTGGAGCTATGCAGTTTGCACTATTGTTATTTGGTTTGGTTACAAGAGTCTTAGTCTTTTGTTTTTTAATCATTAAAATAACTTTAATTGATTAGCTGATACAGACAATATACTATCTATCTCAGACTCAATTGCTTGCAAGTAGTAAACTTTATTAATATTATAGTTTTCCCATTTAGGTTCTACTTTCATATCATTATATACTGTTTGCAACCAGCGGCCTGCTTCTAGTTGTATTTCCCTACCATCTTTCTTATTTACTTTTGTAATCTTAACACCTGACTTAGAAATAAAGTATCTATTAATCTTTTGTAGATCTTCTTCTTTAAGAACACCACCTTCAATAGATCTAGCCACTTGTTTCCAATCACCTTTAGATTTACCACCAATACAATAATCTAAAATATTCTTATTTGTATCTAAATAATCATGAGGTAATACATTATTTACAAAGTATTCATAAATAGCTTTTGGTATTACAAGTTTAGACTTGTTCTTATGCAACTGTAGATCATGGAAATCAAAACGCCCTTTCAGTTTTACAGGAGCAAAGCTAAACTTATCATTATCTACTTTAAATACATAATGAGGTTGACTCTGCTTAATCTCCCTCCACTTTGTTATATCTACTTCTACAAAATTATTTACACCTATGTAATTATTTACATCAGATAGAACTAGTTTTTGATATTCATCATGTTCTAATTCTAGATTAGTAGTTTTCTCCCACTCTTCACATATTTGCATATATAAATCTATATGTTCTCTAGGAATGATTGTTTCTACACCATCTGTGTTATGTAATAAAGGAATTGCATTTGGTATTCTTTCCATAATTTGCTCATAAAGCATCATTAAAGTTAGCTGACCGTTAATAGTAATCTTTAAACATAACTCTGGATCATAAAAGAAACTGTTTTCATCATTACTAAGACCAAAAGTTGAATTAAGTATAATCTTATATACATAGTTCATTGGATTGCTCTTAGGAATCTTTTTTCTTTCATCAAAGAACCACTCATATTGATTACAAAACTCTTCTTTAGGAAAGTGACCTGGTGAAAACTTATTTCTAATAGCTAGATTAGGATAAAAACTAGTAACATCTGATGACATTATAACCATATCATCATCTGATTCATACACACCTTTGCTAGCAGCACCATGAACACCACCTAAACCAAAATCTGTTTTTACATTCTTATAGTTTACGCTATACTTAAAGTTACCCTTAAGCTTTGATCCATCAACCTCTAAAGATTTAAACCTTTCATGTAGTGTCTGGAATTCAGGAGATGTAAACTTAATATAAGGCAATATAATATCAGATATTTTGATACTATCTCTTCTGGTTCTCATCTGCCTTAAGTCTCTCTTCTGAATGTTCAACTTTTGTGTTAGATAATATCCAAAAAGTTCCTTGCTGATTCTTGGTTCAGATGCACTGTATAGATTAATACCATAAGTATCTGTTAGTTCCTTACGTAGTTTAATCTGTGACTTTGACCTATTAAATACTTCTTTAGTTGACTGAACATCATTAACATTATATTCAATGACAGTATCAATCTCTTCAAGAGTTTTAATCTCAGCTGTATGATCTATAGGCATCTCTAATATATTCTGCCAGTCCATGCTGTATTGTATCCACTTAAGACTAGAACGTTTAGCCGGGTTATCCCAATGATGTAACTTAAATAGATCTATTTGACCTATCTTCATTTTCCATATGGGGTAATCCATAAACTCTTTGTTATTAGACTTATTGATACAGTACTGTGCGTACTTATAAATTATATTAGCTATCTCACATCCACTTAGATTAGACCATAGGTAGTGATTATCTATTATATATTGAGTGATCTGACCATCAAAGGCCAAGCCGTTGTATGATATATGCCACTCTTTATTGTTTACATTTTCTTTTAGGAAATCTATAAACTTATCAAAATCATTTCTCAGATCATGAACAACAAACGTTTTACTTTCATTTGTCTTATAATGTTCAAATACACCTGTGAAACAATTAGATAAAGTTTCATAATCCATTACCCAATGCTTCATGCTTTATAATTTTTAAGTGCAACTACTTTGGCTTCCAGTATTAAATCCATAATACTATCATAGATACTCTCTACAGCCTCTTGAGATCCTTCACGCTCTAACTTTCTATCTATTTCTCTTTCATATAAGTCAACCGTTTTAATCACATGCTTGATCTTTCTCTTGACTTCTTGACTATGTATATATTGCAATCCATGTGCTAGCTCACCCATACACTTGTTCATTGCTATTAGGATATTAATATCCATTATCTCTTCTTCTTTTAATTGTTTCATAATATAATTTATTAGAGCCAAAAAAAGCCCAAATCAATGAGCTTTTCTTTTTATGATCAATAGAGTTATAGGAGGCTATTGACCAGGTAATATAATATTAGAGACTTTAGTTTCTTTTACATCTGTTTGCATAAACTGATTGTAATCAAAGTCTTCAGCGTTAACACCAAACATATGAATAAATGTTTCAATGTCTTTTTTATCACTTAAATAAAATTCAGAAAAAGTATCAACCAATCTTCTCTCCTCTTTAACTGTTTTACCAGTCTGTTGATTTGGTGTTTTTAATCTTATAGGGTCTCCGTTATCATCTAACTTTGGTACCATATGATATGATTGTTTCATTACTTTACTGATGACAGCTAAAATGCCTGACGCAGGGTCAAACATAGCTTCTGTATATGGTGAGTCTAAACTCACAGGTATCATTGTAAAGGATTTTGCATTTCTGAAGCTAGAGTTAACTAACATCATGTTCTGTCCTATTGTTGCCATAATTTTATTTTGATTTTATTTGGTTCAAAGATATACAAGTATCTTCTAATAACCTAACTAATAGATAATTATTATCTATAAGAGTCTCCTTTTCTAGATCTGGAGGTGTGCATACTTCATACACATCTACTAGTGATTCTACACTAACATCTAAAAATTTAGCATACTCTTCATGTGAATCCTCTGGTGATAAAAATGAATGTATATATTCTGATACTTTATCATCATTACCAAAGAAATCTAGTATTTTAACTTTACTATCAACAGAATATTTTGAATAACTGCCTTTAATAAAGTTATCATAATCAAACTTAAGCGAACTAAAGTCAAAAACAAATAAATGTTTACCCTCAGCAAGTTCTATGTGCTGATCATAATATTTATTTGAATGTATATTTTCAGTAATAAATTTCTGAAAGCTTTCATTCAGTGGAGTTTTATATAAACATAAAAACATTCTATCTTCAACAGAGTACACATCCTCCCAAGCAGAATAAGTTTGCTTTGGAACATGTGTTAAGCCTTTCCTTAACTCCAATAATGGATATAGAAAGACCTTACTCTTTTGAAAATAATCTGTGTATACTCCCATACTATAAGTTAACCTTATTTACTAAGAATTCATAGGGTAAAACATAGTTTCTTTCTTTATAATGGTAATCTGCTGCTTTTAAAACACCACCTAATCCTTCCGCCCATCCACTTAATGTATCCTGAGTTACATCAAACACATAAGCTTGGTTATACTTGTCTATAACAACAAATTTAAATTCTATAGTATAATCATCACGGTTCTCTATAGAATCCATAGAGTCCCAAACTAACTTACAATATATAGCTGCCTGTAACCAGTAGTTATAAAAGTCAACAGTCTCTTTAAAATCAGATATAGTCTTTCCGGTTGTCTTTAAGTCTGATATAACAATGCTCTTTTCTTTATGATCTATGCTATAGAAATCTATATAACCATGTAAACCAAAAGGCATCCCTTTTAACTTACAGCTTAAGTATTGTTCTGCATGTGTTTCATAATCATCTAACTCAAAGTCTGTTGACTCATTGCTAAACAATGCCATTACATCTTTCTTATCCTTTAATATATCAACCTGATCATTTGACCTATCTAATGTCATTTGATCAATTGTATCTTTGTTAGTATTATTTAAGAATTTCCAATAAGACTCATTGTCATCAGTTCTTACTTTAGCAAGTCTAGCTTCATCAGCTTTCAAAGACTGATATAAATTGACTGACTTTAACGAGTCTAGTATAACAAAGTCTTCACAATCTGCAAGTGTTTCCGCATCTGTATGAAGTGTTAAATCTTTCAGCACTCTTTTTACAGAATCTGTTGGGATTTTACCAGGCATAAGATTAAACTTGCTCTCAAAATTTTCAGGCTCAAATAACAAACAATGTAAAAGCTTGCCTTCTACTAAATGTTTATCTGTTCTTACCTCTCTATCTTTTAATATATAGTCCTTGTAGAACAGGGACGGTGAAAATAATAATTTATTTAAAGAAGAGTAGCTAAAGCAGAATTCTTTATCTGCATAAAACTCCTCTTCTTTTTGATAATTTCTATTCATTTATCATTTTTTCTAATTCATCTGCAATATACAAATTTTCTAAGTCAACTTTAAATACTTGAGCACCTTTACCAACCATAGGGTCCATTAGAGTATTCATAAGTTTTTCTCTTGTTCTGTCTACTGCAAACCTTGTTAATTTTCTATCATTCATTAATGTATTCAGATAACTATTAAATGACCATATACCATTACTGTTATGATTACCTTCATAATGTTTTAATCTAGTACGCATTGCTTTGACATTGACTGAATTCCAGTTATTAGTATTTTTGAACCAATCATAATGCCAAAAATATAAACCTGATACCACATCAAATGATTTTTCTATGTTACAGTTAGCCAACATCTCCACAGCTAAAGATCTATTATCTATATCTGTACTAGTTATCATCTTTTCAATGTCATCATACTTATCATTTTCAATTACGGCTAGCTCAGAATCAATTATAGCTGATATTGATGTATCTAGAACTAGTTGACTAGCAGAGCTTAATAAATTATTAAAAGCTACATAGTTTTTCTTTGGTAAGATCCAATCATATCCACTATCATAATCATTGAGCTCTTCTTTTTTCATCCATTTAACTAGATCATCATACATCTGTTCTCTTATATTATTACTTTGGTTATTATAACCTTGGTTCAGACGAAATTCAATCATACATGCAGGAGTAGCATTACTAAGAAAAACTCTAAGTACATCTAAAGCTTCATCAGTAAACCAATCAAAGTCTTTCATATGCTTAATTATCTTATAGGCATCACTATATGCTATAGATTTATTCCATGTTCTTTCAAAAAGAGTATCAAATAATCTTAAGGATACAATAGATATGTCTGCTTTTGTATTATCTCTAATAACCTTGCAGTTATATCTTTCCTTTAATAAATCTACTTTTTGTCTAGGTAGAGTTAATTTAGGAAACCTATATATCTTTTTGTCTTGTAAATCTATATTGTCTGCATTATCAGGTATAGGCAATCCTAACAATTTAAAGTCTTCTTCTTCAATTTGATACTTATAATTGCTATATAAATATTGACATTCCTGTTCACTCCATTTTACAGCCACACCTGATAACTGATTTTTATCCCAATTACCAGTACCTCCAGGATACATATTAAATTCTAATTTAAATCTTTTTTTCATAATTTTATTTTAAATATTTTTGATACTCTTTTTTAACAGCCACTTGAAACGTATAAAGGTCTCTATTGTGAATGCTTATTTCTCTTCTTACTATAGGCTCAAGATACTTAAATGTTACTTTATCAAGCTTATCTTGCTCCTCTAACCATAATATCATGTCTTGTGCACTCTTACGGTAAAAATCATTAAAGTTTGATACATCTAGCCAATACTGCAAATCTTTATCTCTATTATCTGCATATGCTATACTATTACAGTCTTGTGCAAACTGCCACAATAAATGATAGTTTTTCTTATAGTCAATAGTAGGAATGATTTTAAGAGCCAAAGCTTTATCATCAGTATATGAATTTAACTGAGTCTTAAGATCACTAAGAAGCTGTTCATCAAGAGTCATTTTAGTAGCAGACGCATGAAGTACTGTCTCAGGATCAATAACACTAACATCTGTAGTATCAATTATATGAGCCAGATTCAAAGCCATACCAGTAATTATCCAGTTATCATATAGGCTTTCTTCTACGTCTATATCATAGTATCTTACTGTATCAGTAACCTTGGCTGTAATAATACATTCTAGGCCTGAATCAGCAATTTTTTTAAGGACACCAAGTTTATTAACATCTCCTTTTGTAGTTTCATAATTCCATATCTTATTCATCATTATTGTAGTAGGAATATTTTCCGCATTACTTAATTTATGAGTAGTTATTTCCTCATGACCTATAATTAGATCTGCTAATTCATAATTATTTGTTACAGTTATACCATGCTCTTTAAGAGCAGCCTTTAATCTATCTTGTGATACATTACATCTAGGTAGTATAAAAGCTTTCTTTTTAGTTCTAAAAGTTTGGTCATCCTCTGTAGGTTCCAATAGTATAGTGTTTATCTTTTCATATGTTGTCTGATCTTGAGTACATAATACTTTATTAATACCTGTACTAGAAACTAACCCATAAGTAGGGTCAGCTTCTAGTCCAAAGTGTATTAAAGCATCAGTATCAAAATCTTGATATACTGATTTATTTGCCATTTTATTTCATTGTCATTTGGACAATCTCTGGGATCATCATCAATTTGTTAAACTTCTTTTTATTACCATTAAAGATGGTACGTACAATTAAATACTTAAGATCATTAGTAAAATAATCTTTAGTACATAAAGCCTTCAACCTATCAGTTACTTTCTGGTTAATAGTATTATCCTGTGAATATACTACAGCATAATTACCAAGTCTTGTAGCTAATGTTGATGCAATATCTGCACGATATGTATCATCTTTACCTATACAAGATCTTAACTCATTAAAGATATATTGTTCTCCATCATGTGTCAATAAATCTTTAGGTGTAACCAGTTTATCTAGCTTGTTATTAATGAATGTAGTAAACATAGAAGCAAATGCATCTCCAACACTACCCTCACCAATCATCTGAATCATGCTGAGGTTATCTTCAAAAGATTCAAAGCTTGATATAGAGTTAAAGAATGTTGTTATAGATCTAGCATTAGTCTCTTGCGTTACTAATTCAGGATGAAGTAATAAAAAGTTAATACATCTACTATCTATACCTGCACCTTCTGCCCACTGAGCCCATACATTTACATCAAACTTAAGATTAGCTGTAACATATCTAGTCTTCTGTGCACTATCTACACTGTTAACCATATAGTCACCATTATCCGGGTTAGCTGTTAATATAATATGCCAGTTCTTAGGTAGTGTCCAAGATATATAAGACTGTCTATCTATCAATTCCATAACTGCTTGAATAAATCTTGTGTCAGCTCTATTCCAGTCATCTAATAATAGTATACCACCTTCTTTAGCATCAGCTATCCATTCAGGTGCACAATAAGACATTCTATTTTTACCAGTAATTTTATATCCTTGTTTAAGATATTCTTGTACAGCAAGTTCATCAACCCATTGACCAACTTTCTTGGTTACAGTTTGATTTAAGTTAGCTAGACTAGCACCTGCAGCTCTTTGTGCTGCTGTAACCATAGCAATATCATTATTCTTTACTGCTACTTTCTTTTCTTTATACATCTGAAACTGTCTTACAGGGAAACCTACAAGATCACCTAGCTCCTCAATCTGTGCTAAGTTTAATTTTACAAATGCTAAATCATTTTCTTTAGCCAGCTCTACTATTGTAGAAGTTTTACCTATACCTGATTCACCCACAACTTCCACTGATACTGGTCCTTTACCATTATCTTGAAGATATCTGTTATTAGATATAATGTGATTTACAAATCCTTTTAGTTCTGTTACGTTTAAATTTACTTGTGCCATTTTCTTTTATTAATTAAGTTGAATTTTCTGTCCTGGTAACACTTCATTTATACTGCAGTTAGAACTATGAACCCATAAAGTATTATTAGGGCAGTTCTCTGGAGCATATGCTTCACCATCTGTTAAATATATAAGAGCTGTATATTGCCCTTTGTTTTCATTATAGTAGTCTATTACTGGTTGGAAGCTTGTTCCACCACGACCATGTATTTCCCAATCCTTTCTTGGATTAAACTCTTTTACACTATTTAGTTTAGTATCACATTGTGCAACTGTAATCTTATGACCGGTCTTATGCATATGCGTAAGTTCACTAAAGAATTCCTTTAGCTCATCATTGTTTACAGATCCGCTTGTGTCAACACCAACAAGTATATGATTCTTAAATTTAATCTTAAGACCTGGGTTAGCTGCATAACGTTTATTGTACTTACGTCTCAGCTTCTTTGTATAAACTACACTAGAGTTACCTGCAAACCTTCTTAGATAAGCTTTCCAGTCAAACTTAGGAGGTTCTATATGCATCAGCCTATGTATAAGCTCAGCTAACTCACCCGGTATATTACCTTGTTTCTTTACTGTTTGCTCAGCAGATTCTTTTAACTGATGCTCAATTTGTTTTTGCATTAGTTTTTTATCAGCTTCAGGTAATGAATCAAAATCATCCCATGTACCATGACAATATTGTGACTCACCATTCATCTGATCCATAAGATTATCTAAAGAAGGTGAAGTACCATCTTGGTGTGCCTGTTCAAGTAATTCATAGTATTTATCCGTACCAGCCTTCTTAGGTAAATTTATCTCAGGAAAACTTGATAGTAATAAACCACCTTCAGGTAGTTTACTTTCCAGTATGTACTGGTTGATTTCTAAATCTGCAGCTATATTAAATAATTTATGATCTGAATATAGACTTCTAGTTATAAGATGACCAAATGCAATATGCAATAGCTCATGCTTAATTAAACCAAATCTATGATCTTCACTAAGGTTATTATAAAACTCAGGGTTTATAGTCAATTGACATCCAATATTATGTTTGCTTACTCCTGCAGTAGGCAGTTGCATGCTATACTTTTTATTGATACCAATTAAAAAGAGCCCGTAAAAGGGCTCTGCAAATATTAAACTTTTGGTTGTCCTAGCAACCTGATCTTGTATGTTAATCATTATCTTTTATTTTTCTAAGTATGTCCATATAAACTTTATCTGCTTTGCTTTTTTCTATATATGCATAAACTCTATTTGTATTAAAAGACCCTATCTCAAAGCTATACTCTACTGCTATACAAAAATCTACACGATCTTTAAATAGCAATGCTTTAGCCATAAGCTTATCTATAATGTCTTTGTCTTTATAGTTTGCATTATTATATATTTCACAAGCTAAAGCTCTATCTTCAAGTAATCCTGAAAACATTTCTTTATATGTAAAAAACTCATCTATTGTTATTATTCTCTTCTTTGCCATTTTCAATTAATTCTATCCATACACCGGGGTTTTTTTTATCATAAGAATATTGTTCAAATGCTGGTATAATAAACTCAGCATTATCATCTTCAATCCATCCGTGTTTAACCATATCATCTTGTACTGTCTGTGCAGGATTAATATAATCAAACTTATGACGGCTGCCTCTTATAAACTCAAATGATACTTTAACAGGTAGATCATTCTTAGCAACTTCAGCTTTAAAATCCTCAGCATACTTAGCATATATATCTTTGGTAGCCTTTCTATAATTCATTACAGCTTTGCTAGCAATAAAATATTTACCTGTCCAACGCCTACCGTTTTTACTTGAGGGAACATTGCCTGGTATCCACCATCTTATTTTTGTCATAATTATTTATTTAATGTTGTTTTTAATAATGGTTTTAGCATAGCATGTGTCTTATCAAATCCTATTTCTACCATAGCATCTGATATGTCTTTGCATATAGTTGGTGTACATCCATTTATATTATATGCATCTGCATATCTTTTAACTGCATGTTTACCTGCATCATCATTATCAAACAACGTTATTATACTTTTGTACTTCTTCTTAAGATTTGCTATGATATGGGGTTTAATCATAGTGTTCTCAGAGTCTGGACTAATAACTTCTAGGTTATAACCCATACCTTTTAAACACATTGCATCTTTAAGAGATGAGCAAATCACCAAGTAAGGTTCTTTATACTGCAGCTGATCTATGCCCTGGATATAGTTCTTTACTTTATGAAACTTATGCTTTTTACTATGAGGCTGATATATTTTATATACTTCACCATTTCTATCAAAGTAACCATAGCAATGTTTGCTTCCAATCTTTAAAGATTCTATTTCCAATGCATCTTGCTTAATCATATTAAAATATTCTATTGGCTTTACATTATACTGATCTAATAATGTTTTGCCTATTCTATATGATAGCCAGTAATTAGCATCATCCTGATTCCATTTTCTATACTTTATAAAGTCAATCTCCCATTTAGCCTGAGGCACAAACTCAACACTGACTTTACCATTTTCCTGTATATACTTATTGTAATCTTCTATTATTCTTCTTGTAGCCTGAGGATAACCCAACTTAAACATGTGTCTAATTAAGTCTGACTTGTTACCTCCAATACCTGTAGAAAAGTCTTTAAACTTATATTGCATTATGGTTTTATCCACGTATATGCAAAAGCTTGGAGTCTTGTCATTAGGATTAAATATTGAATTAATCTTAATGTCTTGACCTGTTAGCTGTTCAGGTAAGTCTAGATAATACTGAAACACCCAGTAACTTGGTACGTCTGTTTCTTCTAATATTAAATTTTTAGTGCTGAACATAATCCAAATATATTAAAAAGATATGGGCCCAGCATTATACTGAGCCCACTCTTTTGGTTTTATATTACAGATCAAAGTCACTTCCAGAAGCTGTTGCAGGCTCAAAATTTGAAGCTGTTGTTTCTTTCTTTAAATAAGGTCTAAAATGATTTGTATTATTTCTATCAAATGTTAATAGGTTAGAGCTTTCTTTATCTAACTCTTCTAATGGCATACCATCTTTACTTCTCTTAGGTAAAAACAAGTCATTATTTACATAACCTTCTTTGTTTTCCCACTCACGTGCACCTAAGCAAGCATTGATATATCCTGTTTCAGAACATACATTAGCAGCCTTAACCATAAAGTCTTCAATTGTATTTGCCTCAATAGCATCAAGCTCATTTCTTTTACCTACTACTTCAGATAAAAATACCATAGCTTTTAATACTTCAGTATCACGGCTAATCTCATTACCATTTGCTAATGTTGCATCCTTAAATGGATATGGTGAGAATCTAACTCTACCTACTTGGCCTGCATAACGCTCACCATTAGGATTATTCATATCTTTTAAGAAACCATTAAATTCTCCAGTAACAGGCTCAGACTCTACATGTAATGTAATATTATATGCATCTGAATCATAAGGTGTTTGGTCAAATGTAATAGAATTGATTTTGATTTTGTGGTTACCCACTCCAATAACTGGTTTGATGCTACCTGATCCGGCAGACATGTCTTTAGTACTTAACATAATTTACTTTTTTATTAATTATTAATTATTGATTATATTTTTCAATACAATCTTTTACAAATTGTAGGTCATTTGGAATAAACTTATCCTCAAACATACCCATAGGTGATTTACATGTGTTCTCTCCATTGTTTTGAGTTTCAAAACCATATTCAAGTTCACCATCATCATTTTTATTTACTTTACCAAATAATACTATAGAGAATAGTCCTTCTAAAGTTAGTGTATTGTCAATCATTTTGCCAATAGTTTTTGCTTTAACTTTTCTATTTCCATTTATATCAGTTGAATCTTCTGAGTGAGTTAAGAAAATGATAGTCAAATCTTCTCTCAAGTCTTTAGGAAGTTTTGCAACCATTGCTAAGTTAGCTGCAATCTGAGTGAATTTATCATAACCTTTCTCATTAGCTCTGTCAAAATATTCAAAAGAACTCATATACTGCCAATCATCTACTACTAATGTTTTGATATGGCTCATTTTTTCATCTACATGCTTTATTGCTTTTATTATTCCTGCACTTGATGAAGCTGATGTCAGATTACCTTTTGGGTTATCTTTACTAATTTGTGTGTATTTGCTTTTCCATCCCTGGAACGGTAATGGTTTGTTAGCAATGTTTATAATGAAAGTCTCTTTAGGATTTAATGTTCTGATTGAGGTAGACTTTCCTGTACCTGAGTCAGCAATTACTAATACGCTGTTTGCCATATTACTTTTTTTGAATTACGTTAATTAATTTATTTAATGTTGCATTTATTTCTGATAATGCGTTTATCAGCTCTGCATTGGAGAGGAGGGGAGCAGTGTCAGTGCTTTCATCTGGATTAGGCAAATCTGGATTTGCAAAATCTATTATAGCTTTACCCCTATTTGTTACATCATTTATAACCTTTAGTTCACTAACAGGTATAATGTGTCTCTGAAATCCTGAATTACTTGTTATGATTTCATACTCTTCCTGCCAGTGTGGATTATGTTTATGATAATATAGTGTCCTTTTTGGATCTTCTGTATCATAATCTATAGATACAAACTCTGTATATATATCTTCTCCTTTTTCAAATTCACTTGGAAAAAAGCTTACATGTAGCTCATCCTTTCCAGTTGGCCTGTAAGCCATCTTAGGTATGTATAATGCATTAATCTTTCCTTCTGTCTGAAAGTAATCTTCATGCTCTTCTCTTAGTGATGCAACCTTCTGCTTTCTTTCTTGCGGTGTTAGTCCCATCTTTTTTTTGTTATTTAAGTTTTTAGTATTTATCATCTGCGTTCTTGTTGTTGAGGTGTTGCCATTTCTTCTATTTGCATTTGTTCAAACTTAGCTTTGAAAAATGACATACGTGCATCACCATTTCTTGCTTTAAGAAAATGTAAAACCAATGTTCTATCATTTTCTATTATATATCTATCTGGTCCATAATATCTAATCTTTTGTTTAGCTGGGCGGTTGATACCTATTAACATGTCTGCATGCTGTAGCATTGCATCTGAGCCAAATATATCTGACTCAAGTATATAGTTACCATACTTACCATCTATAGCCCTGTCCGGATTATCTATGTTCCTATTTAGTTGTGATAAAGCAATAAACAAACAAGGATAATCTCTCTTACACTGTGTAAAGAATTCACCTAACTCAAATAACATATCTAATGTGTTATTCTGGTATGGTGCTCTCTTGACTAACATTGTATGATCAAGTGTTATCATTGTATTTACTCCTTTATGCTGTGTCATATACTGATCAATTTGCTCACGCATCTGATTAACAGTCATAGGTGTACTAATTATATCAACCGGGTGCTTTACTCTTTCTTTAGCATATAAATGGCATTTATTTAATGTATCTGTATTTAATATTGATCCTGCACTACATAATTCTTTGTATGTTTTACCAGTTATAGAACTAAATTCTCTGATAGCTGAGGTTCTCCCTACCATCTCAAACTGAAATTCTAATACTCTAAACTTATCATTTGGATTTAAAGCAAATGATTCTCTAATGATTTGATCCTTAATCAGTGTCTTACCTGAACCAGGTCTACCACCAATTACTGTCAAAGTATTCCATTCTATACCATCAGTGGCAGCATCATTAAACTTAGGCCACGGAGTATAGATTGATTTCTCTTCTCCTGTTGACCTAGCATACATATATTTAAGTGCATCATTAAATGCAGCATATTGCCCAATCCATGATGGTTTATTTTTCATACAACGTTTTCTTTAAAGTGTTCTTTTTCTGTTTCTACTCCATCAATAATCATATCACAATAGTCAGCTAATGTAGAGTGTTTAACCCTATGCTTGTCTTGCTTTGATATAAAGTATTGACTTGTCTGCATATACATATATTCTGTATCTCTATATTCATTGACATACATCTTAGTTGCTTTGATTATCTCATCCCAACCATAGTCATATGTTTCAAAAAACCATCTAAAGTTTTCTCCTAAAGCTTTGATATTATTTCTAGCTGGCTTACCACTTGGTAGTTTCCTTGCTGGAAATATCTCTCTGTATGTGTGGATCTTATCATTAAAGTCCTTACCCATGAGTTGTATATCAGTTTTTTTCTTTGCTTTAACAAAATAGTTATCAAGCCTAGCACAAAATGCTTTAGCTTCAGCAGTCATTTTATATTGGTTTTCTTCTTTTATTAATAAACCTTTTTCAATTAACTTTTCTTTATCTTCAGACTTAACATTTGGTAAGGATACGCCTTGCTTCATCCCAAACAGTATTAGGGCTTGGTTTGGTGTTATCTTCATCATCAGTATTTTCTGAAATAGTTCCCACATATTCTTTTATTTTTATTAAAGTGTTATTATATGCATTCATTACAGATTCATCATTAGTAAAAAATCCATTCTCAATCATTTTACATGAATTAATGATGGTTGCATGATTGCGTTTTAAAAATCTACCTATACTTGTTTTAGTATGCCCTTCTTTATGAGCCAAGTATGACATAACTTGAACGTATACAAGAAACTCCCTCAATCTAGTCCTGTGTTGTAGAGTTTTGATACTCTGAAACTTAGGATGATTTTCATGTAATGCAAGTAAAGCACTGTCATGAAATATACCTAATGGGATCTTTTTGTTTTGATCTTGAGGGGTGTAAATATACAATTTAATCCCATGAGTTAAATAAAAAGACTTCTTAAATTCTGAAATTTGTTTCTTCTGGTTAAGTTCTTGATTATCAGACATTTATATTATAATTAAAGGTTATCAAAGATAGTAAAATTTACCAATCTATGCAAGGTTTATCTTGATTTTCTAGTTCTGTATTAACTTTGTTAAAGACATCTTTACAGTCCCATTCACCACCTCTATATGCAGCTGATGCCGGGTGTGCTACCTTAAATATTTTTTGTCTATCTAATAGTAGTTGCCATGCTTCTGCTTTCTTACCCATTAATATAGATGGTACTTGTTTATTGTGTCTATTTATATTTTCAAACAAGTATTCTGTAAATGGTTTCCATATAGAATAATGTGACCCTATAGAATTTATCTCTACTGTAAAAGCTGTATTAATTAATAATACACCCTGGTTAGCCCAACACCTTAGATCAGTGTGGTCTGTACCAATTGCTTTGTTTATGTATTGTAAAGACTTTTCTGCTTTACCTTTTCTGCTACAGCTAAAAGCTATACCATCTGCAACTCCAAGCTGAGGATATGGATCTTGACCTATGATTATACATTTAAGTTCATCATATGGACATTCTAAGAATGCATTAAATATATCTTTAAATCTTGGTGTAAATCTTTTCTCTGCATTTACACATTCTACTAGTTTATTCATGATCATATCAAACTCAAGTCCATTTATAAATGGTGAGAGCATAGGTGCCCATCCTGAATCTTCTAATTTATTATTGACATCATTTCTTAATTGTTCTATGTCAATTTCTATTAAGTTATTATTCATATTCTATTTCTTTTTTGTATCTTTGATTAATTAATACAGTTACTATGTCAGATAAAAAACAATTCATCACTTATGATACTACTAAAAACTTAGTAGCAGATATTAATCCTGCTTTTATCTCAGGACTACAAGCAATATATGGTAGATACCTTCTTGAATTCTATCCAGATGCTAGCAAATTTGGTATACTTATACAAGACTTCAATGAAACAATTATGGAGCCTGAAAAAGCCAAGCTCAAAAATAGACAGTTTACTCCAATTGAGAGTGAACTATATACTTTATATTCTATCATTAATATATTCAAGGCTTTTGCAAAAGAGCAAGGGCTTGAACAGTATGAAGACCTTAAAGTAACTGAAGATGACTTTGCTAAAGTTGTGTCTGATCTTAAAGAAGAGACTAACAATCCAACGGAGATGCTACAAAAATTAGCTGTTAAGCTAGATGAAATGAAATCATCTTAATTGCATACCTGCAAAGTCACCTATTTCTAAAGCTGCTTGTATAGCAAGATTCAATTCTTCTTTATCACACTTAGCAAATGATTTACAATATTCTTTATTGTTTTTCATAAAGCATAAGCCTGCTTTTCTTTTTACTTGTAACTTTACCTCTTCAAAGGTATAACCAAGTTCATTTGCTATCTCACGTATCATTGCGTGTACTCTAGCTAACTGTGGATTACTACCTTTACCATCTTGTATACCAATAAATATCTCTACTCTTGCACCATCCTTATGGTCCTTGAAGAAGCCTTCATATTTATTCTTGTATGCTTTTATAGGAAAATGTAACTTTCCATCTTTTACTGTACCTTCTATAAATAACTGATCTTTCATTTTATTAAGTTATGTACAATTAGTACTGCAATACTTATAACAAACATCCAGGCTACATATTCTATAATTTTGTAGGTTTGTTCCATCTTTTCACGTGTTCTACCTTGGTTATGATGCTTTAATCCATCATTTATTTTTTTAAGATCTTTCATTTGTATTTTTTTTTAGTTGTGCTTCTAATATCTCAATAGCTACTTCCAAGTTCCTTCTTGAGGAACCTGGTAAAGTATCTACATTATCTAATAGATTAATTATATCCTTTATAATTATATTATTCATGTGTTTCTAATATTCTTTCTTCAAAGTCTTCTTCTAATAAATCTTGCACGTCTACAGATACAAGGTTACCCACTCTATCTTTAGTAATATACCATACGTGATGTACCTCTACAGATGGCCCATATCCAGGTGTTCCAGGATCTCCATTAGAATCATACCATTGGTCTGGTTCTCCTGGATCATAAAAATACTGTATACATACAGTTTCTCCTGAGTCTGTTATTAAATCTATTTCACTCATCACAAAAACCTTAAGGCTGACCCTACATAAACAAACTCTTGAGCACACTCTGTGCACTTAGCATTAGATTCATTTCTGATTAATGCTGGGTCACCACAGTTTGGGCATGGAGTTTCATCATGGGTATCTATATACTCTTCAATTGCTTTTCTTGATAGTCCGTGTATCATTGCATCATGCGTACCACGGTACTCTAATTCTTCTTGTTGCTCAATAAAGAGCTCTTTCATTCTTCCCATAATTTTATCTGTTTAAAGGGTTATAACGTTTAATTTTAGATTGATCAAAGGATTTAAGTGCAGATGACACCCAGTTTACATCTTGAGTATTTTTGTAACACAATATATGACATATTGCTGTCTCAGTTGGATTTAATCTAAGTAATCTACCTATCCTTTGTGCTGTTTTCTTTTCATTACCATATGCATGCATAATAATACCTTGTTTTAACCTTGGTATTGTAACACCTTCTGATAACTGTAACACACATGATAGAGTGTGTATCCTTCCATCTGAAAATAATTCTAAATTTTCTTCTGACTTAGGGTTACCTGAATGATAACTATGCTTACTGATACGGTCTGCCTGCTTTTGTGTATTAGCAAATACTATACACTTATCCTCTATATTCTTAACCATAGATTTTACATATGATTCTTTAGTTGGATAATCCATCAAAGCTCTCATTCTCATGATCCTTGCAAATTGCATTTGTTTAGGAGACTGTGCCTCTGCCACTCTACCATTACAATAATCATAATCTTTCTTCTCATTAGTAAACCAGTGCCCACCATTTTTATTTTTCTTTTTCAATGTAGGCAAACCAGATAGCTCTAACTCATGTATAATTATCTTATAATCATTAAGTATATTACTTTCTGTTGCATCATCTACATCAAAGGTATATCTGATTGGACAATACTTGTTTACAAGCATGCCTTTTACAGACTTCTTATCTCTTGGTGGTGTACCTGTTAAACCTAATATTTTACCTTGAAACTGTGATAAGAATATTTCATGACCTGGTAGTAATGAGTGACACTCATCTAAATAAACTATATCATAGTCATTTGGATTGTGTTTTTTTAATGATAGATAAGTAGTAAACGTTATATGCTTAACTAACTTTTCAACTTTCATCTTACCTAATTCATCTATCCATGATTGAGATACTGAATGCTTAGGTATTACTACTAAAGCCTGTACAAAAGGATTAAAGTTCCTTTGAAGGTGTTGTATAGCTATACGTGTTTTACCAACACCCATAGAAATGCCCAGACCACATCTTTTATGCTGAGCTGCTATATTTAATGCGTCTAGTTGAACTACATGTCTATTATTTACAGAGTAATCCAACTGAATATTTTTTGCCATATAATAATTGTTGTTGCCAGAACTAATGTCCAGGTTAGTATTCTAATTAATTTGTTTTTCATAATGTTACATTTAAGGTGGACCCTATAGGACTTGAACCTATGACCTATCCGTTATGAGCGGAGTGCTCTGACCAACTGAGCTAAGAGTCCTGGTAGCCGGAGTGGGACTTGAACCCACACGAACTATCCAGTTCAACAGATTTTAAGTCTGTCATGTCTACCAATTCCATCATCCGGCCTGGTGATCCCACTAGGATTTGAACCTAGAACCTACAGCTTAGAAGGCTGTTGCTCTATCCAGTTGAGCTATAGGACCATAAAGTTATGATCTTGAGCCTGAGAAACCTAATTCATAGGCTTCAGCTGGGTGTTCTTCTATCCACATGTGACAGTTTCTGCAAACTGGTAACCATGTAGATGTATCCAAGTAGTATACGCCACGTCCATGTTTATGATGTACATCAGTAGCCTGCAAAGAACACTTATGGATCTTTGCATGACACATTGGTTTGTCTGTTAAATACTGCCTACGCTTTTTAGAATAGGCAGTATTTAATTTAGACATTTTTTTAGACACTTTTTTGATGCTCATTTTTTAGTTCTAAATAGTTTTTAGGGAGTAATCCCAAAGACATAAATTTTAATATTACATCCTCATAAGTCATACCTAACTCTTTGAAACTCATAGTGTTAGTGTAATCATCTAATACTTCACTAGCCGGTATATTTGCAATATACTGTGCTAATGGAGAATGCTTGAATGTATTGCTAAGATAAGCATTTACACGCTTATTACAAATAGTTTGCTTCCAAGCATTTATCTCTCTCTGTCCACGTTTCCAAACCTTAGTTATTCTACGTTTCTTGTCCCAATGTAGCTTCCTAACTTCTTCAGGTTTATAAACCTTAAGGCCATGAAGTACACGTTTAAACAAAAAATGTTGATACGGATTTAGCTTGGTGTAACTTAAAGAGTTTACTAATGATGGCGGATGAAGCTGATATTCAGCTAATATACCAAAGTAGTTGTAACGTTCTTCCCTTCTGGAAAGATTGTCTAGTTGTTGTTGTTGTTGAAGTTGTTCTAATTGTTCCTGAGATAGCATAATTGTTTAGTTGTTATTGATTAGTAAAAGGTTATCCTCATATTTGAGGAAGGGAGTAGTTAAAGTTAATTAGGGTTGTGTAAGAATTACTTAAAAAACTTACACAACCCCTTTTAACCAAACAAATTATTAATAACTACTCTTATAGTTCAAAGGTTTCAGCCTCTTCTTCTACAAGTTCTTCTACTTTATCAGTAACTTCTTCTGTCTCAGTATCATTGTTTTCTTCTAAATCATCTACATCATCTACTGTAGAGTTATCAAAACCTTCTGGTTTAATATCAAATGCTTCTTCTACACTAGCTGCAGGTACACTTATAGAATTAGATTTTGCACTGCTAGTACCATTAGCATCTTTGATGTCTTGCCCATTAGTGTGAGCTATTAGCACGTCTTGAGCTGTTGTATCAGCTGTAAACATTGCTTTCCTATATATAGGTTGACCATCAACACAGCATACTATACCAGTATCACCTGCATATTTATAATCTCTTTCAGGATCATTAGAATTAAATGGATCTAATTGTTCTTTGATAACAATCTTACCAGCTATTTCATCACCTGCTTTAAAGTTTAGGGATTGTAAGTCTTCTACCTTACCCTGTAGTAACGTTGATACATTAGACTTTTTAACCCAGCCATTGTTACCAAATGTAACTCTAACTTGTTGCAGTCTTACATAACCATACTCTGAATTGTTTTTTGATTGATTGATAACATTACCCATGTCATCTGCACATACATTGACTTTGCTTTGCATTTTTTTTGATTTTAAAAAATTAATAATTGATTTTGTGATGACTATACGTCATCTGAATGAAAATATGGGTCATCAAGCTTTTCATATGCTTCTATCTCATCTAATGCAGGTTCATTTTCATCTATGAACTCTAGTTCATAGTCTACTACTACTGTTTTACCTGAGAAAGCATTATAAAAGGGATTAACCACTTCTTTTGTGTATGCTGAACTTAAGCCATTAAGATCTTTTACCTCATCATCAGTTAACGAGAGGTATTGCTCTACTGAGCACTCAATTATACGGCCATTGGGTAGTTGTACTATCATATCTATTAACAAAGATATAAATATAACTTACCTTGGCTCACTAATTATAAGAAATTATTGGTTAAATTCAAAAATAAACTGCACTTATATAGCTATCACTTAAATAATAACTAATTTGCCTTTTACTCTTTTTATGTAATTATGCTGTCTCAACTCTTTTAAGAGCTTAAAGACATATCTTTGTGATACATCCATTGAGTCAGCAAGTGTTGAAGCAGACGGATATGCTTCACGGTTTTTATCTGCATAGCATGCTATGAGACTATATAACCCTTTTGCTTGAATAGATAAATTGGGATCTGACAAGACTTTATACTTAACTATGCCAAATCTATCTGATTTCTTTGACATGGTCCTTTAATAGTATAAGTACGGCCAAAGACTCACTTTCTTCATTAGCAAGTTTGTCATTACCCATATTATACTTATTATTCATATATCTCCCAAAAGACATATTCTTTCCATCTACACGGTTTAATGCATTATCTAATGCACGCCATGCTTTTTGTTCACTTTGTAGTAACTCCATTGATATATCTGCCATTTTAATCTGTTTTATCTTCTGGAAATAATTCCTCTTGATTTATAACTACGTCTGTATCTAATATATCAAAATATTTTATATCAGACTCATTAACCTTGGTTAGATCTAATGGATTTACTTGATGATCATATGTTTTTAGCTTCTTTTGTTTATCATGATAGAATAAATCTACTTTGATAGAGCTATAAAATGGGTTAAACTTATCATTACCCCATGATGAATCACCTGTGACTTTACCATATACTCTTCCATTACCTGGGCTTAGGCCCATATCTTCAAGTATATCCCATTCAAACTCTGATCCTGGGTGGTAACTTAATGGTTCTAATGTTACAAAATCACCTATACTAACAGTATTATACTCATCTTTAGATAAACTTAGATGTAATATAATCTCTTTAGCATGATCTGGTAACTCTCTCATTATAATATTGAATATATGTTCATTATTACACGGTGTGTTTGGTATTAAAACATTTTTTAGTATGTTATTTACTATGATCTCATTGATCTTAAATTGATTTGCCATGATTATTTTAATTGATTATTATTTAATTTATTCCATAAGTGAGGAAGGGAGCAGTTAGAGTAACAAGTATGGATAGTAACGCAACCCTAAACAATTATATAAAAGGTATTATTACTATCCATTTTGCCAACCACTCATTATTTTATTCTACAAGGCCTAACTACAGTAGTATATATTATATATAACTAACTACTGGTACTGTTTGTATGAACTGTGGTTCACTTTTTTGATGTAAATTCTACTGATACAAACGGTAATAGCAACAACCAAGAGATTTCATCAATCTTGTGATGAGGATCTACACCAAATGCAAATCCAAATATTGGTACTATTTCTATAGATGCTTTAGGTAACATTCTTACCTTGGACATAAAGACTAAATACACAACAGAGTTAGCTACTATTGCTATGCCTACTAACAGTAAAGTTATAAGTATAACTGCGGATGTCTCATACATGGTTAGTATCATGTATGCTCCTACTATAAATAATATAGGTAGTACTACTACGAATAATAATTTTAATAATGACCTGAATAAATGTTTCATAATTTCTAATTGTTTATTGATTAATTAATTTGTTTTTATAATGGTACGATTGAATCACCGTTGATTATTAGATCTGATAAGTCTAACTGATTATACTCATAGTCTCCATTCCAATATGAGACATCATATATGTTCATATAGTAATCCGATGTAGTATATATAAAGTAATCCGGATTTGTATTTGATGTGTCCATAGCCCACTCTAACCAATCACTTTGTGCATCAGTTGGTGGGTTTGTTGCTAACCATGCTAGCATATATACTGGCATATCAAAGCTATCCCATGCATAATACTTATAATTTATGATTGTAGTATTATTAACACTATCCCATACATATGATTCCACACCCATAGCATACACTGTGAGTGTATCAACAGGCGGTTGTTGTACCTCTACTATTTCAAGAGGCTCTTTTTCACAGCTCATTATAGATACTAAGAGAAAGAATATTGATATATATTTCATAAGATTAATTATTATGGAGATTACAATATGATATATATTCTCTCTCCTGGTTATGTTTGATTACTTTTAATGTGTGTTCTGCTTCTTGCTTAGTTTTATGATAACGTGACTGTCTATCATAAGGCATACCATTCTCTGTACGACCTATGTAATATCCAGCTGCTGATCTTAAAACCTTTACTGATGAAATTTTCATAATTGTTTATTTGATTTAGACATTTGATTAATAAGATTCCGGGTACTATGTCTATTATCCTATAGAGGAAGAGACAAACATTACCCATGTAGTATTGTTGAGTGTAATAGTTACTCTTGTAAGAGTGTTAGCTATATTAATATATTAATGTGCTATGATAGTTATGATAGTGGTAAAAGGTGGTATTTTGTGGGTATATGACCTCACATTTATAATGCTATACACATTTAAATAAAAAAAACAACTACAAACCTGGCTTTTACACCAGATCTGTAGAGTTTCTACCTTTTACTGCAGGTTTACACTGCTTCTATCCAAAACATACCTGATTCTTCTCCTGTTGTTAGGTTTAACACAGGATTATCAGATAGCTTGAAGCCTTTCATCTCATCACCTCTATTAAGTTTAGCACTTAACTGTTTGATGACTGGATGATCAGAACGCATTACTTGTCCAGTCTCTGGATCTATTAGGCTTAATACGCCAAATGTGATGTTGTTCTGTGTTCTTGTTGCTACATTAACGCCTGCTAATGTAGTAGCTTTTTGTATCAATGGTACATCTGATGCAATAATAGTTGCACTTCCTGTTGACTCATTGATATTGAGCTTTCTAAAATAAACTGAATTTGTTTCCATAATTTTAATTATAATTAATGATTAATAAATATTTGCATAAGAAAGGAAGGGAGCAGTGAAAGTTATATGGATGGTATAAGATTGTATGACCAGTAGCAGTTAAAATAAAAAAAGTACTGGTGCATCCGTAGAACCTCCTCTGGTAGGTGTATTAAGCAGTAGCCTCCGCAGGCCTTGCTTCCCCAGGATGCATTCCCAGTACATATTATGGGAAGGGAGCAGTTGTTAAAAAAAAGATGTGCTTTTACACACACCTTTATTTACTACCATTCATCCATCATATCCATCTCACTAAACTCTGCATCAATCATATCTTCTTGGAATCTACGGTCAATGCCTGTTAGTTTAGGCTTTGCAAACTTAAGTTGCTCTGCCATAGAACCAGCCTCTTTCATTTGCTGCTCTTGTTCATAATCTTTAAGAACTTTTTCCTTTAGTAACTCAAAGTTTTCTCTAGTAAATGGAAGATTCTTAAGTAGGTGCTTCAATTCAATTCTGTTCATAATCTCTTAGTACGATGCTCTCCAGCTTTTAGTTAAAAAAAAAAGAGGTGTGCTGTTACACACACCCCTGTACTTCATCTAGGCTTGTTCAACCCAGAAGAGGTTCTCATTCTCCTCACCAGTCTGTAGGTTGACAACCTTTTGGTCAGACAGTTGGAAGTTAGGTAGCTCATCACCTACATTCAACTTAGCTCCAAGCTGTTTGATTGTAGGGTGGTCACTACGCATCACCTGATTAGTTTCAGGGTCTATTAGTGAAAGAACACCAAAGGAGATGTTTCCTTGAGTTCTTGTTCCCACAGACAAACCAGCAAGTGTAGTTTGTTTCTGTGACATTGGAGCAGAGCTCACGATGATTGTTGCTGAGCCAGTAGACTCATTGATGTTTAGTTTTCTAAAGTAAACCATTTGTAAAAGTATTAAGTTAATTAATTAAGTGTGGATAATTACGGGGGGTGACCCAACCACAAACACTAGGCGGGGAGCAGTTTTATATAGGGTCTCACCTATGCCAAATACATAATTTTGCCAGGACCGGTGGGGGGATATAAAATTTTTTTAATCAGGTGGGGGCTATGTTCTGAGTCAAAAGTTTTTATAGGTTGGGGGAATTTAGTATATTGTTCTTATAGACGCAGTGTAACTTAAATAATAGAATATGGGACAATGGGATGACAATAATGGAGAAGATCACGGGCTGAGTGAAATAGAACAAATGCAATTAGATGCAATACTACTTGAGACAGCATATGAGAACTCTTTTCTAGTATTAACTAATCAGATAACATTTGAAGAGTTAATGATTAAGAAGTTTAAGAAGGGTCATGAGGCCGTACTGGCGTTTGATCCTGACAATGGTCCTGAACTAACCGAATTTGAAAATATGTTAGCGTACTATATAGAAATTGAAGAGTATGAAAGGTGTGCTAAAATTAGAGACATAATGAATAGGGCGTATCCAGAATGTATAAATAATTAGTTATGGCAGTAAAGAAAAAAAAGAAAAGCACAGTAAATAGTTCTGGAAACTATACTAAACCGGGAATGCGTAAAAGGTTATTTAATTCCATCAAGGCTGGAGGTAAAGGAGGAGCACCAGGACAGTGGTCAGCACGTAAAGCTCAAATGCTTGCAAAAAGGTATAAAGCAAACGGAGGCGGATATAAAAGTAAAAAGTAATGGGTAAAAAGTTAATTATAGTATTACTATGTTGTGGTTTATTATCTACTTGTGCAACAGTCAAACCAGCAAATGATAAATGTTGCAAGGAAAAAACAGAAGTTGTAAGTGGAGAGAATGATCCTTTAATGAAATTATTGGTATCTGCATTAGTTATTTACTCAATAAACATTTTATTTGCAAGATAATGGCAAAAACAAAACAACAAAAAAGTCTTACTAGATGGACTAAGCAAAAATGGACAACTGCTTCAGGTAAAAAGAGTTCTGAAACAGGTGAGGTATATGCACCAAAGAAAACTATTGATAAGTTAAAGAGCACTAAAAAGGGTAAGGCTAAGCTAGCTGCAGCAAATAAAAAGAAGCGTGCTGCAACTAAAAAAGGTAAACAACACGCATCTCACGGATTGCATAAAGGAAAGAAAAGATAATGGCAGCAAAGAAAGATAGTAGACTAACAAAAGCAGGGGTATCAGGTTATAATAAACCTAAACGTACTCCGTCACACCCAAAGAAGTCTCACGTAGTGGTAGCTAAGGTGGGAGATAAAGTAAAGACAATTAGATTTGGTCAACAGGGTGTAAAGACAGCAGGTAAGCCTAAAGCCGGTGAGTCAGCAAAGCAAAAGGCTAGACGTAAGAGCTTTAAAGCTAGACATGGTAAAAATATAGCTAAAGGTAAAATGAGTGCAGCATATTGGGCAGACAAAGTAAAATGGTAGATTATGACAGAAGCAGATTTAATAGAATTAGGTTTTACTAAACAAGTACAGGATCCATGCTGTGATCCTCAAATATATACGTTCTATAAACTGGTAGGTAATAGTTCCCCTTTTATTACACCAGCCAGTGACACTATTACTGATGATAATTGGCCAGTAGAAAACTATGCCGTCAATTTTAAAACATATATCAAATCGGATGTAGTAGAAATGATTACTTTACTAGAAAATAATCCGTTATTTCCTCCAACGGAATAAAAAAAAGCCATTAAACTTTTTTAAGTTAAACTATTTATGTATGTTTGCATATATGTTTAATTTTTAAAACCAAATAAAATGGCAGACGTAAAAAATTTAGATCCTAACAAGGATCCTCAGCTAAGTAAAGAAGAACTTACTAAGCGTAGAGAAGAAATCACACAGTTTTATAAAGATAATATTCCACATCTTACTGTTCAAGCAGAATATGAGGATTTATTAGCTACTATTGACAAAGCAAGAGCTGAAAGACTGCAAGCTCAAATGTTTATGGCACAAACCGCAGCACAACAAGATAATGCAGGAGAGGCTAGTGAAGATGAGAAAGCTTTTAAAGAAGCTATGGAAAAAGCGGCAGCAGGTGCAGAGTAATTATGAAGATGCTAAAAAAAGGTGATAGAGGCCAAGAAGTAAAGACATTACAACAAAATCTTTTAATTAAACCTGACGGAATATTTGGAAGACAAACAGAAAAACATGTTATAAGGTTTCAACTTATGCATAATTTATCTGCTGATGGTATAGTAGGTGCAGAGACATGGACTCTTTTATTACAGTTACCAAGTGCGTTAACCATAGCAATAGATGAAGATACTGATACACAAGGTCAAATGTTTGAGACACCTTATGATCAAATTATACATAAGCATTATTTACCTAAAGGGGAATATGTAGAAGGACCCGTTAGTAATCATTATATCTTTTTACATCATACTGCAGGTAATGCTAATCCCTATAGATGCATTGATCACTGGGGAAGAGATAGCAGGGGACGCATTGCAACTGAATTTGTATTAGGAGGTATCAATCACAGGAATGGTAATGATGAATATAATGGTGTCATGGTACAAGCATTTCCTACAGGAGCACAAGGATTTCATTTAGGTAAGACTGGATCAGGATATATGAACAGGCATTCAGTAGGAATTGAAATATGTAACATGGGATACTTAGATAGTAAAACAATGAAAACATATGTAGGTTCAGTATGTCAGGAAGAACAAGTATGTGAGCTACCTGAACATTTTAAGAATAAACTACACTGGCATAACTACACAGAAGAACAAATTAAAGCCACAGAAAAGTGGATCAAGTGGGTAGGTGAAAGAGATGGTGTAGATATAAGATTAGGTTTAAAACAATATATCAAGAAATATGGTCCATCTAAAGGTTTTGATTTTCAAGAGGATGCATATTATGGAAAGGTAAGAGGTTTATTAACTCACGGTAATGTGAGAACAGGTAAGTCAGATATATATCCACATCCAGATATGGTTGATATGATAATGAGTTTATAAAATGGCAATAGTAAAAAAAGTAGATTTAAAATTAAAAGTTAATATTGATGAATCAATAAAGTATCAGATACTTACTTATTGTTTCTTTAATGATATATTAGTAACTAATTCTGATTTAAAGTTTTTATGTGAACTATCTAAAACTCCAAGTATTGAATTAACTAAGTTTTGTTTAACATTAGTTAATATGAATATTTTTAAGAGTCCTCAGTCTGCTAGAAATGCAATAACAAAGGCAGAAAGAAAAGGTTTGCTTAGTAAAAAAGGGAATAATAAAAAAACAATTACCATTAAACCAGCTATTAATATTCAGACAGAAGGATTAGTATTACTTGATTATAAAATTTTAGGCAATGCATCCCAAGTCACACAAGGAGTTTAGAAAGAATATAGCTGAGGAAGTTGAAGTACATCCTCAAGTAGTAGAAGATTTTATAACTTTTTATTATGCAAAGTTAAGAAGAAAACTTTCTGATTTAAGTTTCCCAAGAGTTTATGTAGAGGGATTAGGAACATTTGAGTTAAGAAAATCTAAGTTAAACAAGGCAATAAAAAAGAATAAAAGTCTATTAGGTAATATTGCTAAAAGAACTTACAATGGTTATGCAAAAAGTGAGGATATAAAAACCAATATTGAGCAGATGGAAAGTGCAATGAAACAAATGCATGATGATATGCTAAAAAAAGAAAATTTTAAAAAAAATGGCTAACTGGAAAAAGTATTTAGATGTTTTTAAAAATGCAGATAAAATTGCAGAAGGTATTAAAAACAATATATTTAAGAAAGAGCATATTGAAGCAATAGCTGATAAAAGATTCCAGACATGTTTAAATTGTATTTTATTTGACGCAGGAGGTGATAAATGTATGGCACCTGGAACACAACCTTGTTGTTCAGATTGTGGATGTAGTTTAGCATTTAAAGTAAGATCATTATCTTCTGATTGTCCAAAGGGAAAATGGCATGCAATAACATCAGAAAAGCAAGAAGAATTAATTAATAAACAAATTGAAAATGGACAAACTAACTAAAGCTCAAATAGTAGGTGAACTACTAGCTGAAGAACAAATAACTGCAGAAGAAGCAATAACATTGTTGGAGCCTGCTAAAACAATAATCTATAACGTTCATGTACCTGAACAGGAAGTGCATACACCTATGCCTTATGGGAATATGTGGACTACTAATATTACAGACTAATGGCAATATTATTTAAAGAAGAAGGACACGTATATGAAAGCATTGATCAAGATAAAATAGATTGGTTAAGTGTTACTTCTTTAGTTGGAAAATTTAAACCCAAGTTTGACAGAGATGGTCAGGCAGTTAAATCATCTAAGAACAAAAGATCAAAATGGTATGGTATGACACCCAAAGAAATAATAGCTGCATGGGATGGGGAGACAGATAGAGCAATCAAGCTAGGTAATTTTTATCATAATCAAAGAGAAGCAGATATACTTGAGTTTGAAACAATTCAAAAGTATGGAACAGAAGTGCCTATTATAAAACCATTGGTAGATACCTCTGGAGTAAAAATTGCACCAGAGCAGAAATTAGAAGAAGGAGTATATCCAGAACATTTAGTATATCTTAAGTCTGCTGCTATTTGTGGTCAAGCTGATTTAGTGGAAGTTGTAAATGGTTATATAAACATAACTGATTACAAAACAAATAAAGAAATTAAAGATAAAGGATTTACTAATTGGGAAGGAATAACTAATAAAATGTTTAGGCCTGTAAATCATTTAGATGATTGCAACCTTAATCATTATAACTTACAATTGAGTATTTATGCGTATATTATTAAGAAGCATAACCCTAAATTAAAGATTGGAAAACTAATTATACAACATGTTAAGTTTAAACAAGTAGGTGAGGATAAAAATGGATATCCAATCAATGAACATGTTGATGGTGAACCAGTATTAGATACAATAAAAATGTATGAATTACCATATTTAAAAGATGAAGTTAGATCTTTAATAATGTGGCTAAAAGATAATCAATAATGAAAGAATATATAGCAGCAGTAGAAATACAATCATTAAAGTCAAAAGTACCTACAGACTTTAGATTTGAAGAAACAAAAATATGTATAGATCTAGATAAAGTAGTATGGTTTAAAGAATACTTTCATGTAGCAACAGATAAGTTTCAAAATACACATACTGAAGTATTATTGTTTGGACAAAGCAAACCAATTATACTTGTAGTGGCATATGATCAATTAAAGAAAGAAATAACTAAACCTAAAAAAGCATGATAGTAAAATTATTTGATATACAGAATAGTAAATTAGTATTAACAGAACATTGTTACTCATTACCATTTTTAAAAAATATAATGACGGAATATCCTGATACTAATATGCAGGTATATCAATATATTTTTTATATGTCTTGCCCTAACCCTGATTTAAATCCGTTTTTTAATTTACCTGAACATGAGAAGGAAGATATTATAATAGAAGAAATAGGATTAGAAGAATCTCCTGAAGATGGTAAAATAAGATATGCATTAGATATGTGCAAGAAGATGTATGAAACTCCTACATATAGGGCATACGTAGGCATTAAAGCCATGTTAGACAGATTAGCACAGTATATGGAGGTAACCCCTATTGAGCATGGTAGAGACGGTAATATGAACTCTATGATAAATGCTGCTGCAAAGTTTGAACAAATTAGACAATCATACAAAGGTGCATATACAGACATGCAACAAGAACAAGAGAGTTCTGTGCGTGGTGGTGCAGGATTGGCATATGATCAATTATAAATCAATAAAATTTAATTAAATGAAAAACAAAGTAATTATACCAGTTGGAAAAAAACTGTTAATTAAAGAAATTAAACCTGAGACTAAGACAGCATCAGGATTATATTTACCAGAAATGGCTCAGAGAAAGACATTTCAAGGGGTTGTTGTAGGTAAAGGAGATCAAGTAGAAGAAATACAAGTAGGAGATATAGTGCATTATGCAGATCATGCTATGCCAACACCAATGCCTCATAATGGTGAAGAGCATTTGTTGTTACAGTTTGGTGATGTATATGCCATCATAAGAGATGAGTAGGATTATACCTACATATGAAAATGATAATTGGACATCTACAGAATTTTCTAATGATGAAGATTTTCATGAGTTTATTTTTGAGATATTTAAAGAACCTGGCAAGTATGAATTTGATGAAACAAGTTTAATATTTAATGCTGAAGCAAGGAGATTTAATAAAGAAGGTTTGTATTGTAGTTCTCCTTTTAGATCAAAGGATTTTATGGCATACTGGGATGACCAAAAAAATAAATGTAGAGAAGGGGTAATATATAAAAATAATGATAAGATTTGGTATCTTACCAGAGACTATTATATGTGGTTAAATTTTTTACCAATTTTTGATAAAGAAGAAAAAAAATATGGGTTTGCCAAAGTACGTGATGCACAATATCACATGGCATTGTATGAAATACTTGCAGAGTTAAACAATCAGCATTCAGCTATACTTAAAAAACGTCAGATAGCTTCTTCATATTTTCATATGGGAAAGATTATAAATACCTATTGGTTTGAAGAAGGTAGTACATGTAAGATTGGTGCATCATTAAAAGATTATATAAATGATAAAGGTTCTTGGAAGTTTTTAGATGAATATAAAACTTTTCTTAATGAACATACAGCTTGGTATAGGCCAAGTAATCCTGAGAAAGTTCTTTTATGGCAACAGCAAATAGAAGTTAAAGTAGGTAATAGAAAAACATCAAGAGGATTAAAGTCAAAGATACAAGGTGCATCATTTGAAAAGAATGCTACATCTGGTGTAGGTGGACCTACTACTTATTTCTTTCATGAGGAAGCAGGTATTGCCCCTAAGATGATGCAAACGTATGAGTACTTGCGTCCTGCAATGTCTTCAGGTATGATGACAACAGGTATGTTTATTGCTGCAGGATCTGTGGGTGATTTAGAACAATGTAACCCATTAAAAGAAATGATAATGAATCCTACTGCCAATGATATATATGCAGTAGAAACTAACCTTATAGATGCAGAAGGCACTATAGGAATGGCTGGATTATTTATTCCTGAGCAATGGTCAATGCCACCATACATTGATAGCTGGGGTAATTCACAAATTGAGGAAGCTATAGAGGCTATTGTAAGAGAAAGAGAAAGATGGAAAGCAGAATTAGGGCCTGAACAATATCAATTAAGAATATCTCAGAAACCTTTAAACATAGCAGAAGCATTTGCATATAGAAAAGCTTCTGTATTTCCACAAGGTATTCTATCTAAACAAATGAAAAAGATAGAAGAAAAAGAATATGCATATGAGCTAATTGAATTAGATAGAGATCAAGAAGGTATAGTGGCTAAAAGAACTAACAAGGCACCAATTACTGAATTCCCTGTAAATAAAAAAATGACAGATAAAACTGGAACTATAGTAGTGTGGGAAAGACCTGCTAGTAAACGTCCAGAATTTGGGCAATACTATGGTTCTATTGACCCTGTATCAGAAGGTAAAACAACTACATCTGATTCTTTGTGTAGTATATTCATATATAAAAATGCTACTGAGGTAACTAGAACAACCGTATCAGGTGATACTGAGGTATTTGTAGAAGGAGATAAGATAGTAGCTGCTTGGTGTGGAAGGTTTGATGATATTAATAAAACACATGAAAGACTTGAATTAATTATAGAGTGGTATAATGCTTGGACTATTGTTGAGAATAATATATCATTATTTATTCAACATATGATAGCAAGAAAAAAACAAAGATATTTAGTGCCAAAGCAACAAATACTTTTCTTAAAAGATTTAGGATCTAACAGAACAGTATATCAAGAATACGGTTGGAAAAATACAGGAACGTTATTTAAGAGCCATTTAATTTCCTATGCTATAGAATTTATAAGAGAAGCAATAGATGAAAAATTAGATGATGAAGGTAATGTTATGTCACAAACATTAGGTGTTGAAAGAATACCAGATCCAATGCTTATAAAAGAAATGTTAGCATATTATCCAGGTCTTAACGTGGATAGGTTAGTTACGTTTGGAGCGTTGGTTGCTTTTGTCAAAATACAACAATCTAATAGAGGTTATGCCAAAAGGCGTGAATCAGAAGGTGATTCTTTGGTAAATTCAGAAAAAATAAGTAAATTAAAGTATACCAGTGCGTTTAAAAATATAGGCCGTAGGAGAACATTAGGTGGTCAGAAAATAAGAAGGTCTGGTTTTAAAAATATTAAATAGCCAAAAATAATCTAGATGAGAGTATTAAATGCAATGCAAATGAAAAATGGGGCCAAAGCTGAAAGCGGGCCAACATTTTCTAGCTTAACACAACCAACACAGTTTTTACCTTACTCAAAAAAGACTGATGATTGGGCGGCTTGGAATCTAGATTGGTTAGAGTTACAAGGTATAGAATTTTTACGTATTAATTCAAGAAGATTATTAAAGAATTATAAGTTAGCAAAAGGAGTTATAGATAAATCTGATTACATAGTTGAACCAGATAATGACTACAAAGACTTAATGGATACTCTTACAGCTGAGAATGATTCAGCACTTGAATTAAAATTTTATCCTATCATACCTAATGTAATTAATGTATTGACAGGTGAATTTGCAAAGAGATATTCTAAAGTGCAATTTAGAGCTGTTGATGATACATCTTATAATGAGATGTTAGAGCAAAAAAGATTACAGATTGAAGAATCATTATTAGCAGAGGCTGAGGCAAATCTAGTAATGAAAATGATTGAGATGGGTATGGACCCAGGATCTGAAGAAGCACAACAACAATTATCACCAGAGGGATTAAAATCTTTACCAGAAATAGAAGACTTCTTTTCTAAGGATTATAGAAGTATGGTTGAAGAATGGGCATCACACCAACTTGCAGTAGATGAAGAAAGATTTCATATGCAAGAACTTGAAGAAAGAGGCTTCCGTGATATGCTTATATCAGATAGAGAATTTTGGCATTTTAGAATGTTGGAAGATGATTATGATGTAGAGCTATGGAATCCAGTTTTAACTTTCTATCAAAAATCTCCAGATCAGAGATACATTTCTGATTCTAACTATGTAGGTAAGATGGACTTAATGACTGTGTCAGATGTTATTGACAGATACGGTTATTTAATGGATGAGAAGCAATTAAAATCTTTACAAAAAATATATCCTGCAAGATCTGCACAGTATCAAGTAAATGGTTATCAAAATGATGGTGCATACTATGATGCAACTAGATCACATGAGTGGAATACTAATATGCCAGGTTTAGCGTATAGACAATATACAAGTAACTATTGGAATAATCCTGGAGTAGGTGGTGATATTTTAAGTGAGATATTAGATAACTCAGAAGACATGACACCTTTAGATGAAGGTAACTTAATGAGAGTATCTACAATTTATTGGAAGACACAGAGGAGAGTTGGGCATTTAACTAAGATAGAATTAAATGGTAGTGTAACTCAAGAGATCATTGATGAGACTTTTAAAATTACAGAAAAAGCTGTATATGATACCTCTATATTTAAGAACAGAACAAAAGAAAATTTATTACAAGGAGAACATATAGATTGGATATGGATCAATGAAGTATGGGGTGGTGTTAAAGTAGGACCAAACTTACCAGCAATGTGGAGATCTACAATGGGAGATAATATAAACCCAATATATGTAGGTATTAATAGAACTAAACCTGGAAGATTACCTTTTCAATTTAAAGGTAACAATACACTTTATGGATGTAAACTTCCTGTAGAAGGGAGAGTATTTTCTGATAGAAATACTAGATCTACTTCATTGGTAGATTTAATGAAAGCATATCAAGTTGGATACAATATGGTTAATAACCAAATTGCTGACATTCTAATAGATGAATTAGGAACAGTAATTATGTTTGATCAAAATGCTTTACCACGTCACTCAATGGGTGAGGATTGGGGAAAAAATAATTATTCAAAAGCATGGGTAGCAATGAAAGATTTTCAAATGTTACCTCTTGATACATCTATTACTAATACTGAGAATGCTACTAACTTTAATCACTATCAAACTCTAAACATGGAGCAGACTAGTAGATTAATGTCTAGAATTCAACTTGCTAATTATTTTAAGCAACAATGCTTTGATGCAATAGGGGTTAATCCACAACGTCTAGGAGGGGCTGTATCAGCTCAAACGGCAACAGGGGTAGTACAAGCTATGCAACAGTCTTACGCTCAAACAGAGATGTATTTTGTACAGCATTCAGACCAGTTGATGCCAAGAGTACATCAGATGAGAACTGATTTAGCACAATACTACTATAGTACTAACCCAAGTGTTAGACTATCATATATATCTTCTGAAGCAGAAAAGGTTAATTTTACAATTAATGGTACAGATTTATTACTAAGAGATTTTAATATTTTTGCTACTACAAAAACAAATCACAGAGCTATTCTAGAAAATCTTAAGCAGATGGCTCTTACAAATAATACTACAGGTGCAAGTATCTTTGAATTAGGTAACATTGTAAAAGCAGATTCAATTGCTGAAGTAACAGATATCTTAAAAGATTCTGAAAACAGACAACAAATGCAACGTCAGCAAGATATGCAACAACAACAGCAAATGCAACAGCAACAAATTCAAGCTAAGCAACAAGAAGAACAAATGAAACTTCAAGTTGAAATAGATGAAAATGAGAAAGACAGACAAAACAATATACTGTTAGCTGAAATAAAATCTGCTGGATACGGTTCAATGGTAGACATTAATGAAAACAAACAGTCTGATTATCAGGATGCTATGGAAGAAATTAAAGAGTCTACAAGATACAATCAACAACTTAGCATGGAGAGAGAGAAAAACACTACTAAGATGACTATGGAGAATAGTAGATTAGATGTTGAAAGACAAAAAATAAATGCTCAGAAAGAGATTGCACAGACAAAATTGGACATAGCTAGAGAAAATAAAAACAAGTATGATGCTCCTAAATCCAAAGAAAATAAAGATAAAAAATAAGTGTTAGCTATATACTGCTAAAAACTTTTAATTTATTTCAAATTATATAAGTTTAATTAGAAAGATTATTCTTATATTATATATGTATAGAGATTATTAATATTAAAACCAACAAATATTATGAGTACTAAAACTGAATCTGTGAATAGTAAAGTAGAAACATTAGACATAAACTTAGATGAGATCTTTGATGCAGCACCTAGTGCAGCTGATGTTACTTTGCCACAGGAAGAAAAACCAAACAAGAACATTTTTTCAGGTACAGGGTCAAAAGCAGACATGTCTTTTGCTGATCCAGATATAGATGACAAAGATGATTTAAATGTAAAAGCTGATTCTAAAGAAGAATCTAGCACAGAAAAAGAAGTAGCTGAACCAGAAGTAAAAGCTGAGGAAGTTAAAGAAGAAGTTAATATTGATGATGTAATCAGCAGTATTGATGAAGAAGACTCTGAAGAAGAGAAAATAGAAAAAAGAGGAAGAAAAAAGATTTCTGGAATAAGTGATGTATTTAGTAAGCTTATTAAAGAAGATAAGATTGTTCCTTTTGATGATGACAAAGAATTAGAAGATTATTCTGCTAAAGACTGGGAAGAATTAATTCAAGCTAACTTAGAAGAAAAAGCTAATGAAGTAAGAAGAGAAACTCCTAAAAAGTTTTTTGAAAGCTTACCACAAGAATTACAAATTGCTGCACGTTATGTAGCAGATGGTGGTCAAGATTTAAAAGGAATGTTTGCTACGTTATCACAAGTAGAAGAAAATAGATCATTAGATGTTAAGAAGTCAAATGATCAAGAAAGAATTATCACAGAGTATTTATCTGCAACAGGATATGGTACTACTGAAGAAATTGCTGAGGAAATAGAAATTTGGAAAGACTTAGGTAAGCTTGAACAACAAGCAATGAAGTTTAAACCAAAATTAGATAAGATGCAAGAAAAGGTTGTTGCAAGAAAGCTAGAAGAACAAGAGCTTAAAAAGAAACAACAAGAACAAGCGTCACAGCAATATATGAAAAACGTATATGAGACTTTGAAAGGGGGTTCTATAAATGATGTTAAGATAGATAAGAAGACACAAGCTATGCTTTATAATGGTTTGGTACAACCTGCTTATCCATCAGTTAGTGGTAAGAATACTAACTTACTTGGACATCTCCTTGAAAAGTATCAATTTGTTGAGCCAAACTATGGTTTGATATCTGAAGCATTATGGTTGCTACAAGATCCAGAAGGATACAAAGCAAAAATAATGGATAAGGGTGCTCAAAAAACTATAGAGAAAACGGTAAGAAAACTTAAAACAGAACAATCTAATAGTGGAGGGTCTACATCTTTAGGAGTTAAGGATAAAGAACCAACTGCTAAAAGAACTGCTAAAAGAAAAATACCAAGAGCTAACAACATTTTTAAAAGAATTTAATCAAGTATTAAATATATAAACAATAATTATTAATCAAAAACAATCAAAATTATGGCAACTCCAGTTTTAAATAATGGGATTTTCCTACGTGATACAAGCTACAAAGCTAGTTCTCATGTTGATTCTTATCACCTTACCCAAATGCTTGGTAACTCCGAGCCTATGGATATGGGACCAATTGATTTATGGGCAATGACCCAAAAGGTAGAAATGCCTTTATATCAAATGGCTTCTTTTGGTGGAAAGAATACAATCATGGTGGATAATGCTAGAGGTGAGTACAAGTGGCAAACTCCTATTGCACAAGATCTTCCTTACATAGTGGCAGACATTGAACCAGCAAATGATGCTAAAGGTGTAGATGGAACTCTATTTAAGATCAAGATCAACAAAAGAACTTTTGGACATGGTGACATTATTACTTATGATAAGTATAATGGACTTGAACTTTACATTACAGCAGATGATATTATCCCTGCAGGTGATGGATATGTTTACACTGTTCAATTAGTTAACAACAACAATGCAGCAGTCTTAGATAATAAGTATCTAGCTAAAGGAACAAAATTCTTTAGAAAAGGTTCTGCAAGAGGTGAATATGGCGAAAGATTTTCTGACATTGAAACAGGATCTGGATTCCGTGAATTCTACAACTTTGTAGGAGGAGCAGAAGCACACGTACACTATTCTATTTCAAGCCGTGCTGATCTTATGATCAAAGGTGGTTTGAATGCTGATGGTACTGTACCAGTAACTGAGATTTGGAGAAACTTTGACAATGATCCAAACAATCCATCAGTACCTAGTATTGAAGGACTAGTAGCTAACATGGGTAAAGCAGGTGCAAGAGAAGCGTTTGAAAACGGAACTCTTACAAGAACTTTCATTACAAATATGGAAGCAGCACATTTATCTAAAATTGCTACGGATATTGAAACTTACCTAATGTGGGGTAAAGGTGGTAGAATTAAGCAAGACGGACCGGATGATATTAGATTATCTGTAGGTTTATGGTCACAGTTAGATAACTCTTTCAAAAGAGTATATAACAAGTCATCATTTACTCTTGACATGTTTAAGTCTGAACTTTATAACTTCTACCAAGGTAAAGTTGAATTTAAAGGGCCAGACCCACAAAGATCACTTGTTGTACAAACAGGTATTGGTGGTATGCAACTAATCAACAAAGCAATTGCTGATGAAGTGTATGGTTCAGGTTTAGTACAAAATGCAACTGATATTGGAGCTGTTAAAGGTTCTGGTATGGATTTAGATTATGGTTTTGCTTACACAAGCTTTACTATTCCATTCTTAGCTAACGTTAAGTTTGTATTGAATCCAGCATTTGATAACTTAAACACAAATGATATAGAGAATCCATTAATTGATGGTAGACCTCTAAGTTCATACAGCTTTATTATCTTTGATGTAACTGATGAAGGAAATGACAACATTCACTTGTTGAAACTTTCTTGGGATAATCAACTTAAGTGGTTCTACCAAAATGGTACTA